AAGAAAGAAAGAGGGGGGGCTGCCCCCGCCCGTCTCTTCTGTATTTCATCAGTTAGTTTATACTAAGTAGGGTAAGTAGCAAAAATCAAGATTTTACCCTAACTTTTCTTAATACGCGCGTACTAGAGAAAGTTATAGCAAAATGCTACTTTTCACTACTTTCTACTACTCCCTTGTCACCCCAGGGTATCTTTTTACTCCCCGGAGTAGCTTAAGGTGCTCAAATCCAAAATTTACAGTAACTTTTCTTAATACGCGCGTACTAGAGAAAGTTATGGGAAAAACCCCTTTTTAACTACTTTCTACTACTTGAAGACTACTCCGCAATATCCTTCTGCGTGAAATCCGGTGTCTCCGTGTCCTTGGAAACGTCCCACTGTCCCTCTTTGTTGACATAATAGTAGATGTACCCTCTTCCCGGTGCGATCTCTTTTTCGGAACGAACATAGGCGTTTCTCGCAAGCACCCCTGTCTTGGTGAGATAGTACTGCTCACCCTTGTACGACACCCACTGTCCCGAGATCATACCGCCGTCCTCTCCGATATAATACACACCGGAAGCGTCCTTGAACCACGTGTTACGAATCAGCGCTCCTGCGTTATCAAAGACGTACCAACGACCGTTGATGTACAACCACTTCCCTGCTGCTCGGTGACCGTTCTCTTCGATATAAAACCATGCGTTGCCCTCTTTCACCCAACCCGTGATTGCATTGGCTCTGTGTGCTGCACACGCGGTGTAGGCGCACCAACTCACAAGCATCTGACACCACGGCTCACCATTGAGGCCGTACCACCGTCCGTACTTGGTTCTGTTTCGGTTTCCGGGGTTGGCGGTTTTAATGTCTAAACCGTTGTCGGATGCTTTCTCTACATAACCGACCTCTCCGAGTACCGTGTCGATCATTTCCTTTACAGTGCAGGTGTCCTCACCATAAAACGGGCGACCGAAACCGTTGATGAGATTCTTACCGCCTACCTCACTCGGGTGGAAGGTATACTCTTTGAGAGCCACGCACCCGCCGTCACGGGAATATTTACCGGGAGCAGTGTTACCCTCGCCAACTTTCATGGTGTACGTTCCCGTGAAGTTCTTTCTCACGGTTACCACCACTCCCACATGTGCCACTCTACCCATGGAAGCGTGATAGAAATACACAATGTCACCGTCTATCGGGATGGTGAACCACTGTCCCGCTCTTACAAACAGGCTCTTTCCCGTAGGCGTATAAGCCGTGTAATCGCCACAGAGCAGCTTCTGTCCTGCCTGGTGTGCATTCATACCTTTTCTCCTTTCCTTACAAGAAGAGGGGCTTGTAGCCCCTCCTGTCACTCGTTTGTAATCGGGTCGAGAGCATCCTCACTCTCCTTACCCGCTCTTGCGCTGTCAATAAGGCTCTCACCAAACACGTAGGTCACGATAGAACCCGCGCCCATGATGATTGCCGCCACCTGCGCCGTCTCGTTCTGAGTAGAGCCTCTGAACATCATCACGCTCGTTACAAGACCCGCGACTGCGAGCCAGAACTTTCTACTCGTAAGCTTTCTTCTCAAATTCTCAAGATTCATTTTTCTTTCCCTCCTTTGGATTGGCGAACCCATGGTTTCTTAAGTTCGCATTGTATTGTTCCCGTATATATTCAGCCATTGACTCGGCAACCCCGTTCTGAAAATCGGGATTGTTCTTGCAATATCGTGTATAAGTATCCACGTCTATCATCGCTTGGTCAAAACTGTCTTTCGAATGGGGCTGATTGTTCAGAAGTTCATCTCCGAACCGTAAGATTCTGACACGCGCCGCAATCATACGGGTTTCTTCGTTTAGTTTCGCAACCGATGTAACCTTGTCCGAGAGCGTTGAAATGCGTTTATCGATTTCCGATATTTTGTCAAAAACGTCTCTGTTCAATTCTTGTCCGAGCACCCTCGCAAGAATGGATAAAGGCGCTTTGTCTTTCGGCATGATGTGCTGTAAAGCAAGGCTTGATATGAGAACCACCCATGCCAACGACGCCAATATGGTATTGGCGTCTATCAGTCGAGCAAGGTCATCAAATTTCAATCCTCCTCCGAACGATGAGCGTTGCTGTCTGTTGCCAAATCCTCACGTCCCATCGCCTTGAGTGCCGCCGCCACGCCAGCTTTCAGCCGCTTCGCAAGTTCGCCGAAAGTCATCTTCCCTGCGATAATCAGTTCTGCAAACATCTTGTGAATCGTCTTAATCTTGATCATCATTCTCCCTCCTGCAACGCTTCGTTGATTGCACGCATGATATCCGCCTTAAGTTCCGCTCTCATTTCGTCGCTTCGCTTGATAGCGTTCTGTAACTGCACCTGCAACGTGGCAGGCGTTTCCGACATGACAGGTTCCGGGTTCTCTCCGCTCACGTTTACAGCGTCCACCTTCATCCCGTCCGGGACTTCCAGAATCAGCGCCTCAACGTGTTCAACGTCACACTCACCCGTCACCGCAATCACGTCACCCGTGTGTCCATCGAAAATCACTGTCTGCTTCATAATCCTCCTTTCTGCTTACGCAATGAGTTCAATCTTTTCGACCTTTGCCAAGAATCTTCCGCTGTGTCCTTCCTTTCTGAACAAATTACCCACATGGATTTTCACAACGATAAACACCTGTCTCGATATATCAGAAACGGGAATCGAAATGGTAGAAACACCCTTTATTTGGTTCGAAACCTCACGAATCGGTGAGGCCGAACGGTTACCCGGAGAGCCATTGACTCTGGTCATATAAACCCGATTATCCACCCACCAATGGTCAGTAGCGTTCACAGCTTCTGTTCTCAACGTAACCTTTACTTCTCTAAAGGGTGCTAGGTCTACAGAAGGGGTAAAAGCCCACCACCAATCGTTCTTACCATCCGAACTTCCGTTTTCTCTCGGAAGTTCGTCCCTGTATGCATCTCCGACTTGCAAACGGTTCCCACTTACCTTTCCAGTAGCCCACCCCGACAAATGAGTACCGTCAAAGTGGGCATTTTCAAAAGGGACACAAGTGGCTGCGTAATCCGGCATCGTACCTTGTACACCGAGAATCGAAACTCCTGCTCGGATGTTCTGCGGTAACAGTGTCGGCGCTGGAGCCTGCGCCCACATTATGTCGGGGTTGATATACGAACCGCCGGGCATACGCATGAATACAACTCTTCCTCTTGCCCCGTAATCTCCTGCGAAAACCGTGTTCTCAAGAGCGTCCATCACACCCTGTCCACCGATATCTCCAGAGCGTACCCAACGCTGAATTGAGCCTTCGAAATTCATTCCCCACTTGCTCGTGCATCTTGCGCCCTGTAGTAGCTGTTCTCTCACAGCATCTCCCAGAGCACTTGAGGGCATCGTTACATGTGGATATCCATCGGGTCTTGTGTAATACGCAGAGCGCTGCGGTAAGTGAATCCAGAGCGTTTGGTTGTTTGTATCAATGCCAAACTCGCCGTGATTGTAGGAATACGCACCCTTGCCGTCACCGCTTCCCATCGTGTTGATAACGGCAATCTGTCCTGCTTTTCCGAGTACGTTGTAGCCCTGTAGCATCTTGGACGCATCAACTCCTGCCGCCTGTGCTACAGTGTCCACAGAGGCCTTCACTTCGGGTGTGCCGTATCTGCCGTTCTTGCGATATGCGCCGGGGAGCATCCCCACATGCACCAGACCATCCGAGACGGTCACGCCCGTGGTCGGCTGCTCGCCCTCACGCTCCACCATTGAACCTTCTACAAGTTCATCGTCAACGTAGGCGATTGCTCCTACTACCATGTCGGCAGCAGTAGCCGTTGCGTCATCGGTCGGTGTTCCTCCGCCAGACTGCATTAAGATTTTTCCCATGTCACACCTTCCTTATGTTCAGCACGATATCTCGCGCAGGTTTCCGATATACTCTGAAAACCAATTTACCCGCCTCAGTGATACCTGTGCCCGATGTGATAATCGAGAACGCTTTGTTGTAGGACTTCTGCTCATCGGGAAGCGCCATATCGGCAAGAGCGCTGCTGATTGTCACATTGTCATTTGCCGTGATTCCCGCAAGCGGTACGGTCTGAGAGTACGGAGCAGAATCACCTGTCCATCCGTTCGCTCTGAGTGTCACCTGTGATACGGTTTTCAATTCGGTAATCTGCGCCTGCAAATTCCCTGCTGCGTTTCCACTCAGCGTATCTCGCACCGTTGCAAACCACGCATCGAAAGCCGCCTTCTGGATTTCGGTATATCTGTCCATCGAAACCCTACCTTGCTGCTTCAATCCTTCAAAATACTCTGTGAGCGCTTGGTAGGTTTCGTCACCTTTCCCCCGGAACGCCTGTTTCTGCGAATCGAAATACGCCTTGAACTCTTCGTACAGGTTGGTACCACCGTTGAGCCGACCCATGATGTGATTCAGCGCTTCGTTCATGCGGTTGGCATCTCTCGCACCGAAGAAGGACTTCTCCTTGCCCGTATACACAGTTACGTCTTGAAACGACACCGTACCGTCACTGTTATCGACTTGACTGTACTTCTTAAGCCCCTGCCAAACCGCGTCCGTGTAATCGGTAGGTAAATTCGACCACGCCATTTATAACCCTCCATTCATTCCGAAATTCCATGTGAACATCCGTCTACCCTCGCTCTCGTTCGTCAACCTCTCATAGAGGTCTAAGATCGCACTCTCAAGACGATTGAGTTCTTTGAAATCCATCGTTCCGCCGTTTTCCACATAAGTGGGTACAACACCGTAGTCACGATTAAGCGTTCGAGCGTTTATCGTCACAAGATTGCTTTCGAGACTATTTATCTCGTCTGCATAGAAATAATCTTTCGGTATCCTGTCCGCTCCGAGTGAAACAATGGTGAAATCTTCGTACATCTTGATAGCCAGTTCTCGGAGATACTCAATATTATTTTTTATCCGATTGAAGTCAACCGCGTTAAATCTGTCACCGGTATAAACCCCTGCGACCACACCGCCTTTCCAATCGGTTTTAGGTGTAGACCACGCCATTTATCCCCCAATCCTTCTAGCCGTGATTCTGCCAGAAAACGCCTGTTTGAAGTTCAGCACTTGGTGGGTAACCCCCACTTTCATGTCATTTCTGAACTCGTTTTCTTGATAGATAATATCCGTTGTGTCCAGTTCCGGGTTTCCACGGGTGTCATATTCGTACTCAACCCCAGCCGTATAATACTCTGCGAGCCACTTAGCGAGGTCGTTTGCCATTTCAAGGTCGTTTATCAGCGGATTCTTCCAAATAACAGATTTACCGGTTGTGTTGAGCGTTACCGTTGCGTGCTTCTCAATCACTCTGTACTGTCTACCTGTTATCTCCAGTTTGTGCGCTCCGCTTACGTTGAATCTCACGGTTATGAAGAAATCACCACTCTCGACCACCTCTACACCGTGTTCTACACCGTCTAACTTCACCCTGTACCCATAAGAAGGTTCTTGGATATAGTACGTTTCGGTTTTACCCGCAACCGTCTCCGTCTCCTCGTAAATAAGGTTGTCATCCTTGGTGTTCTCTTGATACAGATAGCACGGAACAACAATGTCCTTCACAAGTTCGAGTTTCGTTGCTCTCGGGAACGACAACATGTCTCTACGATTCATGGTGAAATCGGCAACATCGGTAAGGCTTAAACTGTTCAACACGATACGGTTATTTGGTTCATCCGTCTTAGTAAATTCGATTTTCATCACATCGAAATCATCAAATTCTCTGAGAACAGTGGTGGTTTTATCTATTTCATCATTCCCCACTGGATATTCGTTTACGAATTCTTCTCCTCGATATATGCGAACGATAAATTCAGACGGTAATGTAGAACCGAACTCCAGTTTCAAACCGTAATAGGCTCTGATTGCTTCCATCCTTACGGTGACAACCGGGTTTTCTGTGAACGTTCCGTCTGCCCCGGAAACGGCTCTGGACACGTAACCCGTGTTAATCCCGGGTGCTCCGTCCCTCTGTAAGAAGTGCATCGAAGCGTCTACCTCTGTATAGTTACCCGCAAGCGTTGCATATTCCTCTTTCGTGCTATCGTTCAGCACGCTCTCCGCTCTTGAATAACTCTCTTCCCCGTTCGTACTGATTGTGCTTTTCGGCATGAAGTTGGACTTAATCTGTATCTTCCCATCACGCGAAACGGTTAAAACGCACCTACAAGCGTTTGCAATAATCTGCAAGGCCTCTTTGTATCGCACCCTCGGTATCGGGTTGTTCGTGTACAACGTCTTAAGGCGCGGGTCAAGATAGTACTCTTTTACCTTCACCTCTTTCAGAATGTCCTCCGCGAGGTCATAATAGCTTCTTGCGGCCGCCCTATACCGTCCCCGTATATACTCACCACCCATGTTTCGGAAAACGTCTTGACAGCGGATAACGGCTGTGTGATCGTCACTTTCCCACTCCGAGCAGAGCAACCTCGCGCCCTGCACCCACTCCACATTGGGTGAACCGGGTGTTTGATATCCGTACATGATGTTCATTTCCTGCCCGGTCTCTAGGAAATTCACCGCCGAGTTCGGGTTGTCCACATTGAAATAGTGGTCGTAGTTTTTAAGCGTTACCGAGAAATCAAACTGCGGTATCTCCGCTCCTATCGGGGAAACGTAACTCTCGAGCGTTGAGTCGATCACAGCATCGTTGTGATATACAAGACCGTAACCAAACACGATCGAGTAAATCCGCAATCGACTCTGCGGGTTTTTCATTCTGTGGAACACCATTCGTACACTCTGCGTGTTCGATAGAACTTCCTCGGTGCTCCATCGTTCCTTGTTGTTATTTCTAAACTCAAGTCGTTGCCCGGTACTTCCCACAATGTCAAAATCCACGGGGTAATTCTCACCAAAATCAATGGTGAAACCCTTGATGTTAATCGGCAACGAACTGAGGGAAATTGTCATTTCGAAAGGCTGTTCCGATACCAACTTGTTCGACACAACCCCCGTATCATAAAATCCTGCCCCCGCGTTGCGGGGGAGGAAAAACATTGACCCATCCACCCTTGTGAAGTTCTCTTCGAGGGTGGCGTAAGCGAGCGCGCCTTTTCGCTCACGAAAAACCGTTCCGTTATTCGAGAACACTGCGTAATCACCGTCAAGGATTCTAGCGTTTGCCTGCGCCTCTTGATTCATTAGGCCGAAAGAAATCATTATGTATGCTCTCTCCCGGAGGGAGGATTTCATGCTTTTCTTATATGCTTTTGATACGCGCTGCATATCCCCTCCCTTACTCTCCCGTGTCTATGAGATTTACCTTGCAGTTGCGATAGTGTGTCGGTGTGCCGTCCTCGGTTACCCAATACGGCTCACCCGATCGGTCGCCGCAATACATGCGGAGCGTTTTGCGGGTGTTTGTCACAGGGTCATTAAATGTGACATTCACAAAGAAGTCACCAAGTAGTGACAACATCCCTTCCCATTGTTCGGCGGTAAGCCAAGGCCATTCGAGACCATCAATCTTGTACTGATCTCGCCCAACTCTTTGTCCTACTACCGCTCCATTCGCGTCTCTTCCGCTGTCAACCACCGTGGTTACAATCACGCTCACCCCCCGCTTGCAAGGGGGCAGTTCGTGACCGTTAATTGTTAAATAGGCCATAACCGCCCTCCTTTCAATCGGTGAAGCGATAGCCGTTAGCGTCCTTCTGCGTGGTAACAGCATCCGTTACGGTACGGTTGCCAATTTTCACCACGGTCTGCTCGTGCTTATCTGCCTGTCTCTTGGTATCGTTTGCTATATCCTTGAGCGTAGGCTCAAGATACTCATGGTAGAAATCGCGCATGTTTCGATAGAAAGCATCGTCTGCGTCAATCCCCTCTCTCGATCGAGCCGTGTTTTCGTACACACTGCTCGCCAAAGACTTACCCGGGTCGAAACCTGTTGCACTCGCCAAGACCATATTTTCGTTGATTTCAGCTGCGTTCACGTTGATTGCGTTGATAACCGCGTTAGCACTTGTGACCATATCTCTCGACATGGCTCTCCAGTATCCACCAAACTGCGACATACCGCTAACGATGGACTCAAGCATGATTGCTCCGAGTTGGAATCGGTTGATTACCTCGGTTCTACCGTTCACATGACCCACAAGTTCAGCGCCACTCTCTCCGGCTACGAACATCGAACCGTGTGCCCGGTTTGTACCACCCGCGTACTTCGGCATAGCTTTCCAGGAGTTCGCTGTGATAACCGCTCCCGTGGCTGCTTTTTTGAGTTTCTTTGTCCGATTAGACCGAACGGGGTCTCCATCCGAGGTGGTCGATTTATGATTGAGACCGTCTGTAAGATTGCTGATTCCGTTTGTAACAGCATCCCACGCGCCTTTGATGAGATTAACCTTTATATCTATCGTGGACGTGCCAATCCAGTCTCTTACGCTCGACCAACCTTTCTTCTCAAGCGAGATATATTGTCCAATAACGGGTAGTTGTCCAATCCAACCCTGTACAGAGTCCCAACCGCTCTTAATGAGAGCGATAGCCTGTGACAAAGTGGGAATGTGACCAACCCAGTTGTTCACCGTATCCCATCCCTGTTTAATAAGGTGGATTCTCTGCGAGAGAGAAGGGATATCACCTACCCACTCTTTGACACTCGACCACCCCGACTTAGCAAGTTCAATGGTCTGATCGATAGCCGGGATTTTACCAATCCAGTCACTAACCGTGTCCCAACCTTCTTTTTTCAGACCAATCGCCTGTTTGCGCGGTGCAATATTACCAACCCAATCACTAACCGTAGACCACCCGTCTTTAGTGAGTTTAACAAGGGTTTCAACTTTCAAACCATCCTTGGTTTCGTTTGCCCACCACGTCTTTGCCTTTTCCCACATTTCGGGGACGTTGTTTTTAATTGCAACAACAACGGGGTTATTGGTGAACGCGTTTTTTATGGGTGTGATAATTGTGTTTTTAACCCACCCACCGATGTTTTTAACACTGTCTTTCAACCCGTTTAACAAACCGTCTATACAGAATTTTCCGATTTCAGCAAATACTTTGGACGGTGAATGAATCCCGAGTCCTTCTTTAACACCGTCAATAAACCCTTTAATGAAGTCATCTATCGCTTTAGGAATGGTTTTAAATCCCTCAATAACACCGTCCACAATCGCTTTACCAACGTCCACGAACCACTTCTTCGCGTCCGATAACGTTTTCGGCAGTGTCTTTGTAAAAAACTCCACAAAATCTTTTGAGATTTTATTAAAAAGCTGCGGTAAATCCTTTGAAATGAACTCGGGTGCAGTTTTGGTGAAAAACGTTGTTAGGGTGTTTGCAATCGCCCTGGTGGTCGAAGAAAACCAGTTTGGTATTTTAACCGTCACAAAATCAATGGCGCTCTTGATTGCCTTACCGAACTTGAGGCCGAGGTCTTTTCCAAGACCGTACCAATCGTAATTCTTAATGGGTTCCCATAGCTTGGTGAAGAATTGAGAAATCTCACCGGGAAGTTTCTCCACTTTTTGTTTGAATTTTTCCCACATGTTAGGAATTGTCTCTGTGAAGAATTTATGCAAGAAACTTGTAATTTCATCCCAATGCTGAATGACAGCAACGATACCATCGGTTACCAATCCAACTGCTAAACCAATAAGTGCTCCAATACCCGCTCCAATCGGGCCACCGAGAGAACCTATTATTGCACCAATGCCCGCTCCTGCCATGGTTGAACCGAGGGGGATCAACGTGCCGTTTAACCAGTTTAATCCGTTTTTCATTGCATCATATATACCGGTAAAAAACATAGGTACACCTGCAATAATTCCACCGATTGCCGCTCCAATCGCTGCCCCCGCTGCCGTTGCTGAACCAAGGCCTAGATTAGTGGCAGCCGTAGTTAATGCTTCTGCGATAGCACTATCTGCAAATGAGGTCGTAATCCAACCCGCGATCCCTTTTCCAAGCAGGGCACCACCACCGGCGGTTAAGAATGCACCCGATACAATCTGTGCAAAGTTCATCCCATTTAGTTGCGAGGTGATTGCATCAATAATGCCAGACCATTCCAAGGCTATACCTGTAACGGTCACTCCCGCGCCTATGGATATTAGTGCTTTGTTACCCAAGCCACCCGTTAACAATTTCGACAATAAACCAACGTTTGATAACAAAGCATCGGATATTTTCCATGCTGCAAAGCCCAACCCGATGGCTCCAACTGTTGTGAGGATTCTACCTAATCTTGTGTGCAATAAATCTGAGACGGATTTAACATCCTCCGTGAGGCCAAGCCAGTTCTTGAATTTCTGAATAATATCATCGACTCTGGAAGAAATCGCATTACCAAGAAAGTCATAGGTGGGAAGCGGTATATCAAAACCGCCGCCCCCGCCGACTCCTCCTCCACCGCCTCCACTACCGCCTCCCGCAGAATCGTCATCGCGAGACAGGATGTTCAATTCATCAATACCGAGCAGGGCGTTTTTCAACTTCTTTGCTGCCTTACCCGCTTTACCAAGTCCGCCCGCGGCATCATCCGCGTTATCAGCCAGTTCCCCGGCCGCGCTTGCTCCCGCTGAAACACCGCCGAAATCAACATCGGGCATCTTAAACCCGAACAGACTTGCAATGCTCTGAGCCACCAGTCTTACAATCTTCGCCAATGCAATTAAATAGGGTAACACCGCGTTGATAATCGGTATAAAAGCATTACCCAGTGCTCGGGAGGCCTGTAACACCTGCGCTTTCAAGATTCTAAGCTGATTAGCCGGAGCGTTCAGCGTTCTTCCCATGTCACCTTGTGCAATCGTAACCTGTGTCATAATCGCATGGTAACGTAGCTGTGATTTCTCGGCCTGTGTCATAGCAGACACGCGTTTTGTAATACCGAGCGCCAAGGCCTCTTCCTGTAGTCTCGCAACCGAGAGATCGTAACCGAGTCTACGAAGCGGCTCGAGTTCTCCGGAGATACCAGATGACAACTTCTGCATCGAATCCTCAAACGAAATGTTTGCAAAAGAAGATAGGTCGTAACCAAGCTGTGTGAGGTTTTGAGACATTACATAGGCTTTATCGCTTGCAACACCGAAACCGGTGATAATGGTGTTGAAGATACCTTGGTTACGCATGAACTCACCTGGGTCGATACCCATCACCTCACCAACTTGTTCAGCGTACTCTTTAGCCTGTCCCGCGTACTCGCCCATGGAAATAGTGAATAGGTTTATGTCCTCAATATACTTATTAGACAGGGTAACCATCGAACCAATTTGGTCAGTGGTCGTTTTGAAAGCGTTTGTAACAGTCCTACCGATGGCTGATATATTCAGAAACGATTTTCTTATTCCATCGCTCGATTTGTTAGCGTTCCCTGTTTGAAAAGACATTTTCACTAATTGATTGGAAAATCGTCCTGTGCTTAACCCCGCCTTATCGAGACCTTGGGAAAACGTCTCGAGAGTGTTTGTTAATTTAACGAGATCATCGTTGAAACCGTCCCAATCAACACGGTTGAGTCCGGCTGCTGCAATCGGGACATTTTGCAAAGATTTCACGATCGATTGTAAACCGCTCATCTTAGATATGTTGTTAAGCGGAGTAAGCTTATGGGTTAATTTATCAACCCGCTCACCTAATGAATCAAGATTGACACCCTGTAGGGCGGCTACGGAATCGGGCAGTTTCTTGAGTTCCCGATTAACGGAGGCCAAACCGGCGGCTTTGTCCATGCTTGCAAGCGGTGAAAGACTTGCTTCTAATTCCCTAAGCGGAGCAAAACTCACACCCACGAGAGAATAAGCAGCCCCGCCGAGGCTTTTAAGCTGATTGCTCAACGAAGAGGACAATTTTATACCATTCAGACTTTTTAGCTTCTCAAGACTCGCAACCATCTTGTCAACCTTGCCGGTCTGAGAAACATCCATTCCGTTCACCGCGTTGTCGAGGTCAGCTACCTGTTTCGCAACGGTGTTTAATCCTGAACCACCTCTGAGGGCATTCTTTAGCTTTGACAGAGAGGTGGTAAGCGCGTCAATACCGGAAGCTGCCGATGTTGACTTAGATTGTATTTCAAGTTCTAGTTGTTCAATGGTTACCGACACGCTTATCACTTCCTTTCTTCAAAAAATTGCTCACTCTGCACCATGTGCGTTTGCATATAACGAATGGCCTTATTAAACTTCGCCTTTTCCCTCTTTTGTTCAGCCTCTTCGATCAATTGTTTGTTAATCGGATAAGGCTCTTCCACATAGGGTTGAGGTTTTGCTCCCTTTTTGGCGAATGCAGGGAACAGGGGGGCTAGGCGGGAAATGGCATCATAAATGTACATTCCCTGTAGCCAACGCTCTTGGTTCATGCGCTCTTTTCGGATTTCGTCTGCTTCTCTGTAATACTTGGTTAGAGTGCAATCCTTGTCCCAATACTGCTCTTCCGTCATGCCTATCGATAAATAATAGGGGAACCTAGCATTAAAGATTTCCGTATAAGAACGGAGGGCAGAGCGACCATCGCGCTCGCCCTCCTTCTTAACGGACTCTTTTACAGACGGCGAACTATTTACCAGTTCGCCGTCCAGTTCACGTTTCCCTCCTTCTCGGTCGGCTCTTCGAGAAGAGCCTCAATCGGCTCACTGTACATCTCAGCCAGTTTACCGAGAAGCGCTTCCTTGTCGGTCATATGAGAATAGATTTCCTCAATGAGATCCTTCTTCTCAAATCTGTGGTGAGCAAGAAAAGCACCTTCGAAGAGCATCGGGAGAAACGTCACAATCTTTCGCTCAACCTGCGAAATGTCAAAATCGTTTTTCTCCATCTCTTTCACCGTTCTGCGGGTGTACTCCAGAACGTAATCCTTACCCTTATAGGTAAACTCCAGTGTCTTAGCCATATTCGCTTCTCCTTTTTAGTTATGCGTTGTCCAGTTTGATAACCGTAGACGGTGCGATCGTGATGGTCATATCCACAACCTCGTTTACACCGCCGCCGTTCGCGTAAACCGAGAGAGATCCCTTGAACTTGAACTTACCGTTGCTGCCGGTCGGGGTAAGAACACCGCCCGTCTCAGTACCACCGAGCCAAACCGCGTACTCCTTCTCCTCTCCCTCAAGGGCCTTGAGAGCCTTGTAATCATCCAGGGTGTAGTTCGCTTTGAACTCCAGGGAGTCAAGTGACTGAATACCCGCGATATGCGTCTCCATGTTGTCGGAAAGAGTGGTAGTCTCCAACATCTCCGGTGCACCACCGAGGTCGGGGAACTCCTTAATGTCAATCAGCTTCTTCCATGCGGTCGTGTCCTTCTGCATGAGGAAACTCTTGTAGGTGCTAATAGCCATGTGTGTTTACCTCCTGTAAATTGTGTTGTCCTTGGAAACAATGGCTCTGTACCGAGCCACCATTCGATAGATTGTTGCATTACCCTCGTTCGGAACGGGGTTAAGCAGTGTTCTTGTGAAACCCATTCTTTCCATTTCTGAATCGATAATCGCCATTATCGCCTTGCACTCGCTCTTCTTCCCCGCCGTCTTGTTTGAATAGACGTTGGTCTCGTAGAGAACTTGTACATGGTTTTCAATCGCCCCGGAATCTCGCGTGTTTCTGTACACTTGGTTATCCGTTTCTATGAGAGACACACAGGGGAATGACGGAGGGGATTTTACATATTCTCCTGTCATGTAAACCTTGGGGTACTTGTCTCTCACCATGGTGGCAACGCGTGTGAACACTTCTGATTCAATATCAATCATCCGAACACCTCCTTCGCTATCGCCACAATCTCATCACACACGACCATTACAGCCCGTGCCATTGGCATTTTGGCAGGCGTACCGCGGGTGAGTTTGAGTTCTCCGTTTTCAAAATATCCCCAAACCTCTTTCTTACCACGTCCCTTGCCAAAACCACCTATCGTCAATCCCAGTTCTGCCCCACGGGGGTGAGGGGAAGTCCCGGGCGAACCGTTGTGATAAACTCCTGCGCCAAACTCAACCCAAACGGCATCGTCTCCGCTCGCTATCACAACCGCAATCGAACCTCTTGATTCTACGGTTACATCAACCTCTGCAATCCTCGCACCACCTGTAACCAGATCATCAACGATTGCTCCGTTGAAACCGTTTTGTGCTTCTTCTTTCAGCCGTTCAGCAACCCTGTCACGTAATAGGTTTGTTTTCTCAACAACCTCTTTCTTGTACGCTTCCAGTTCCTTAATTGCCCTCTCGACCTCGCTCTCAGACAATGAAAATGAAATGGTTCTCTTACCCACTTACATTCACCTTGCTGATAGCTACAGATACACCGTTGAGGCTCTTAGCCACTTTTCTCACAACATAATCGAATGGTGTTTTCACCTGTCCGTTATCGTCAGTGGCTAGAGCACCTTCGGTGTCTATCTCCGGGATTCTGTCCACCCACAACACCGTGTATTCGTCAATCGGCGGCGCGTCCCAACCCATGACAATAACCTTGTCGTAGTTCTCGGTCTCTCCAAACTGCCGTGTGTAGGTTTCTCCTTTAGCGGCAGAAATGTTTGCCGAGTATTCAATTGGGTTCGTTCTTTGAACGTCATACTCGCCTGTATCATTGCCGTACTCGTCAGTCCTAGGCGTTTTGTCTCGGTATAGAGCGTAGAAAAACTTAACCTTGTTGCGTTCCAGTGTTCTCATGCTCCTACCTCACTTCGGTATTCCGCAGCGGGGCACAACCTGTTTGAGCATAGACACCGGAACATCCGCGTTTTCATAGGTTCTCGAAATACCGTTCTCAGCGTGTACCGTCTGCCCTTCTGCACCACGTTTGTTGAGCATGTAGGCAGCGATTTCACACTGTAACGTCTCATACTCTGCGGGAACGTCCATGACACTGGAATCATACGGAAACGCCCTGTTGATGATTTTCCGTCCCGCCAAAGTGAGATAGGTGGACAGCACTGTGTCTGTGTCGTTTTCACCAACCAGTGCTTTCAACATTGTCAGCTTTTCCTCATTGCTCATGCTGCCCACCTCCGATTACTTATGCCTTCTCGAAAAGACCCTCGGTCTTGGGGTTCGTGGTGGTCGGGGTGACCTCCATGTAGCCCGAATCCAGTTCCTTGTAGTACTGCTTACCGCTCGTCACCGTGGTATCGTTCGTCTTGACAGCCTTACCCTTGATAACCTTAACGGTCTTGGTTGCGTCCGTAAGAGCCGGGATGTAGTACTTGCGAGACCAGATCTTGTTCTCTCTCGTGTCCGGGTTACGATCGGTCTCAACTTCGACACCCTTCTTGATGAACATGGTTACAGCTTTCTTGGTAGCAACGACAATCGTGCCCTTCGCAGCGTTCTTCTTGGTGTAGAGATTCACACCGCCGACCGTTCCGACATAGCCGGTTCTTGCAAAAGCCTCCACATACTTGAGACTCTCTTTGAGTTCCTTACGGAGCGCAGCCATGTCAACCGGGTGAACGAATGCAAACGTGATCGGCGCAACCTTGCTCGGGTCGTTGTCGCCCTCTTCGATGTTGATTGCAGCGATTGCATCGACAAACGAATCGAAATTGATACTCTCGGAGAACACAACCAGGTTACCCTTCATGTACTCACCGTACACGTCCTTATTCACGGTGTTGAACATGTCCGTGCCCATGTGCTTGGTACCGGTCGGAACAAGCATCGGGTCGGTCATTTCCTGCTCGTCATAATATTTGAACTCGTTCTGTGCAAGCTGAATCTCGTACTCTCGCTCTGTAAAACTCACCTCGATGGACTTGGTATTACCCTGACCCATTGCAAGCTTCTCAGTGGCGTTCGTTGCGCGATAGACGTTAATCTTGCGCTTCATACCCGCCGTGCCGACAAGACTGTCATCCACGGTGCAGAACTGCTGCAAATTGAGGTGAGAATCGAACTGATCGGAAATCTCATTGGACAGATAAAAATTACTGTAAATAGTGTGAGCCATTACTCATTACCTCCGCTGTTAGTGTTGTAGAGCGCCGCATACTCTTCGGGGTTGCTCACAGAGAAAGCGTATCTCTCCTGTGAGGACAAACCACGGAATCGCTCCAGTGTCATTGTTTTCGACTCCCCGTCCGGGACGGGTCTCGGTGTGTCCTTGAGGGCTTCTGCGCGAACCCTCTTCTCGACACTTTCGAGATGTTTCCTCTGAGCCGCAAACACTGCCTCGGTATCACCGTTCACCATCGCTTCTGCTGTGGTCGCCGCAAGGTTCTCTTCGTAGCCCATTCCGAGTAGCTTTGCTTTGCACTCGGAAATCTCGGTCTTTTTGAGCAACGCCTCGTACTTGGACTGCAATTCTTCCTGCTTCTGCTGCTCCTCAAGCTTCTGCTGCTCTTCTGCGCTCATCTTTTCTCTGAGTTCTCGCTTCTTAGCGGCGAGTTCGGAAGCAACCTCATCGAACCTGGACTTCTTGATATAACCCGTGTAGTCCGGATCAGCAGTCTCATAGGCTTCAAGCGCCGCAATCTTCTCCTCGGCGGTCATATTTGCGTAGCCTTCAATCTTGGAAACATCAATTTTTGCCATTTCTTACTCCTTGTGTTTGCACTTCTCTGTGTTCGTTGTTCGTGTGATTAAGGTTTTCTCTAACCATGTTCTCCGTTGCTTCCTGCTCGCGCTGTTCCTCGTAATGCTTCATGCTCATTGCGTAAGCAGACTCGGCATCGCTGAACATGCCGCTGTGCTGAAAAGCCAACTGCGGGTGTATCTTCGGTTCTTGCAACATCGAAATGAGCACCTGCGACTTGCTCTGAATCGCCTCGTAATTTCTACGGGTGAACTTCATATCGATTTCTCTCAACTTGAGATTGAGAGTGTCCTTTTCGTGGCAAATGTGTAGCACCAGTTTGAGCATTTTCTTCTCAGAGCGCTTAAAAACGTTCTCACTATCCTTTGCCCTGGCTTCCGCATCCGACCAACCGTCTCTTAGAAGCACCGCTGCTCCCGTGTCACTCGTGGAAGAACCACCGTTGCGATTCGGTAGGCCACATATTGCCAAAATCGCGTTGTAGTAATCGTCCTTGAGCGTTTGTGACTGTGATTGATTCAAGTCCGTACTCACCACCGCCACGTCTGCGTTGAGTCCATCACTCGACTTCACCTTGATTGCACCAAGGCTCAGAAACTCCTCGAATCCCTCTTTGTCGATATCACAGTTAATGAACTTGATAAACGCCTGTACCATTTGCTCCATGCCGTCTAGGCGATTGCTCTCAACGTTGTTGATAGCGTCCAGTAGGGGAAGGACAATCTCAAATGCTCCGAGCCGAGCATTGTTGGCAGGGTATTCGATAATCGGAATGCTGTTCATGGCGTGCGCTTTTACACCCACCTCCACACCGAGGTCACTCAGAGAGTAATACCTGTTCTCTGTGTAGACCGAGTAATGCCGATACCCGTTCTCATCGGTGTTGTACTTAACCGCCATAAGTGGTTTGTTACCAAGTTCCGTGGAATACACCACAAAGGTGTCTCGCGGATCCAACGTGTATAACTCAAACGGTGCTTCGTCCTCTTCCGCAGCATCATCCGGGAACACCCCTCGGTATGCCGTACCACACACCATCTGCCACTCCACCAACTCTTGGTCTTGCGAGGCCTTGTCCTCTGCGAACATGAACTCGTTCAGCATGTTAATCTGTTTAACGACTTCCTCCCCGCCGTTCCTACTCACGTACTGAATCGGCTCACCGCAAAGGTAACCAACCTTGAACGACACAATCTCGTTCGCCCGGTTCTCCACAATCTTGTTGCAGATTTCGGGTCTAATGTTCTTAACCCTGTGAAGAATCGGCTGATCTCCCTTGTAGTACTTCCAGAGGTAATCAATCTCGCTGCGGTTCTGCTCGTGAGTGAAGAGCGCCTGTCTAAGAACGTCCCCCACGTTCTCTTCGGTGATTTCACTCACACTGCTCTTAATGACGCGCCGACCGCTCATCACCCGCGTTCGACTGCCTATCTGAGACTTGCTCGTATCAATCGTGTGTCCCACGCTCCCCTCCTCTCCGCAAATAAAAAATGGGTGCACAATTACAGGGGTCTATGTGACCCGTGCAATCATGCACCCACAAAATTCATCTTAACTCATTTTAACTCTATATTTTGTATATGTCAACGATTTTAACGCATTATGTTGTGTTTTTCCGTGGGTTTTTACACATTTCGATTTACCACGGCCTTTTGAACACTTCCACCTTCGTTCCGGCTAAACTCTGCGCATATTCTGCAAGCATGGCAAGACCATCCGGTACGTCATCGTGCTTATTCTTGCCCGCTACCGTGTAGGAACAGAGCATATCCATCATTCGTCCGTAATCACTGTTGCGCTTGTAGAGGCTCACATCTTTGAACAGACAATGTTCTTTCACCCACGCGCTGTTCACGATAATCTTAGTCTCTTTGTTGCTCGTTGTGAACTTGGTGGTAATGTGCGTAATACCGCCTTTCTTCTTCACCTCACCCTGCACTTTTTCGGCAACCCTGCCGCCTGCGGAATTACTTTCAAACCGGCAGGAGTTAACCTTATAACGCACCAAAATCTCCACAAGCCTAGCATCAACAATGTTGGGCAGGCTGTTATCACACACGCAATCCTCAATGTAGTAATCGTTCCCATACACGCGCACCACCGGCAGGAACGCGTAATCAGAACCCTTGTCCTTGGTATCACAGATACCGATAACAGCATCGGGGTCTTCTGAGGGCATATCAAAATACCTGCGCAACTCATCTTCGTCATAGAGCAGGCCTTCACGCTCAATCGGGTTGTTCATGAAGAGCGCCTTGTAGGAAGCATCGTCCAAGTTCGCCGCCATGTCCTCAAAATACTTTTTGCTGAACCCCACACCGTAATCGTAATCGAAATTGCTTTCACCGTCCTTATCCAGAGCAGGCAGAACAATAAATCGCGCTCTATCACTAGCACCATACATGTCTTCCAACCGACCGATCACATCGTGCACCGACCAACGTGTAGCAATGTGTATCTCTTTTGCACCCTCTTTCTTTCTGGACTTTAGATCGTTCGTGTAGGTTGTCCACAGCTTGTCCAGTCGCTCTTTACTCATGGCCTCTTCAATGCCGGAACACAAGTCATCGGCATACAGAATCTTGTCACAACGCGTAGCACCTGTGAGAGACGCATTGATTGCCCTACAGGTGAGCGTTGAGAACCTGTGTCGTTTGTTCAGATCAATTGTCTCTTCTTTCGAGTTCGTTGCCGCCATGGCTACACCCGGGAACACGTCTTTCCAGAGATATTCGCAATCAGTGATAATCTGATACACACCATCGTAAAACGACCGTGTGAGCATACCGGAGTGTGCAGAGGCCAACGACTGTGAATCCGGGTACTTGCCCATCACCCATGACAGGAAGAATATACCGAGCGTAGATTTACCTGTTCCTGGCGGCATGGAAATGGTTAATAGGTCAAGTTCGTCATCAATCAACCCCTGCATCGCCTCTACGACCGGGTGCATCACCTTTCTTCTCGGCGCATAGAACTTCTTGTCCGGTTCTCTTTCCCACTCAACGTACAAGAGATAGCTTTCAAAATCGTATGGCGCGGCCGCAAGCAGTACACGCTTGTGCAGAAGGAACAGGTCTCTCAGTTCCGCTCCTGCAACGGGGATTCTACTCTCTATCAACTCCGAAAGGATTTTCAAATACTCTACGGCAAGCCGTTCGTCCTCTTTCATCGTCTCAAGACACATATAGTACAGGTCTGTATACCCTCCTGCGTCACCCGGGGTCTTTTTTATTTTTCCGAGAATTTTTTCAAGTAGGTCTCTCATCTTCTCTCCTTCACTTTCCGACAAACAAAAAGAGCGCGTCATCGTTTTGCGATAACGCACCCTCTCTCAATCTCTCAACGGCAGGATTCTCCGATTCACCCACCCTGCTGCACATGGTGATACAATCGTACCATTTTCTGTTCTGTTTTTCACGGAGTTTTTCCCCGGAGTAGTCCAAGGAGTTAAAAATCGATTTTTTCCCTAACTTTTTATAAATACGCGCGTACTAGAGAAAGTTATAGCAAAAACCGTATTTTCACTACTTTCTACTACTCCCCTGTCACCCCAGGGTATCTTTTTCACCGAGTTACCCGGGAAATCGACCCTGCCGAGGTAGTGTAAGTGGTTTAAAATCAAATTTTACAGTAACTTTTCTTAATACGCGCGTACTAAGAAAAGTTATGGGAAAAACCACTTTTTCACTACTTTTTACTACTTCCTCTGCGATCACTCCCTCGGAACGTAGGTTAGAACAATGTCGTAACCCAATGCTTCCATCACATCGACAAAACTCTTGTTCACAACCGAGTCTTTGTTTACTACTCTGTTAATCTGCTGCCTGGTTGTTCCCAAGGTATCAGCTAGATCAGACTGTGTGATGTTTTCCTCAAGTAACTTCACCTTTACGTCAAATTCAATATTGTTCTTTACCACGGTGTTACCTCTCTTGTTGATTTGTGAATATGTTATGGTGATTATATACCGTAATTCGGTCTTTGTAAATAGATTCGGGTGAATTAGAATCAAAATCGGATTCTTTTTGTTTTTGGAGGGTGTGCGGAGCACTCCCTCCCGCGCCCTGCCCGCTCCCCTATCCCCCCGGGGTGGGCACGGGAACGCCCCCTGTGGCACACCACGCGCCACGTAGACACGCCCCAACGCCTTAACCGCACAAATACCCGTCTAAAACTTAAACACGCCTCAAAACGCCTTGTAGCGCGTCACAGCGCCTAACGGGTAAACGTACAACGTAAAAAGGTAGGACGGACGCCCTACCCTGGAATATAAAAAGAACCCGGCACAAGCCGGGTTACTTTTGCATTTTCATCAACACAGCGGCCAATCTGAACGGGAAAGCCAAAATGTTAAAAAGAACAATCAATACCACCATGAAATCACCCCCCCTTAAATGCGATCCAACTTGTTAATGCATACATGCGGAAAATCTAAACGCGTTCTGTGATACGCATCCCCTTCGATCGGGTACACGGTTGTGTGTGGGCGTATACTCATATCCACCGCGTTCCCTATAGCAATCAACTCCGTTAATACGCGCTCTCCGCGTATAAGCGTCCCGTCCTGTCTACACCCCACATAGCGGGTGGTAACAAGGTGTACACCGTTATCATACACCCGCCCGGGATCCCCGTCTAGCCACTCAAGCGCTGCTATAAAATCAGCTTTACTAACGCCCGTGAACTTGTGCCAATTCTCAAAAACGCGACTCTGTCCGGTTTCTACTAGCCATATGCGTGTTTCAAGCGCCGAATGCCGTGCCATAGTGTCCCCCTCTCATACTAGCGCGGGATCAACCCCGCGCTCTACTAGTTTCACCGTTCCGCGCTTTATGCCGTGATAGAAAGCATCCGCCGTTAACACCCCCGTTGCCTCAACCCACCCCGCGCGCGTTTTACGAAACACCGTTCGCGAATTTCTAAAACCCGGCTCATATCCGTACAAAATTGTTTGATCGTTACCAAACAACACGATTTTGCCCGCCACGGTGTAAGATCGCTCGGTACTATACCACCGCCGAGGCTTGTCTTCATCGTAGAACCGGACACCGAAAAATCGATATATCCAATGTTTTTTCACCTCAACCGCTTCTACGTCATTAGGTGACAGCTGATATTTTTCACACTCTTCCGCTGTAAGGATTTCGTCCTTGACAATGTTAATTCTGTTTGCAAACGTGCCGCGTTCCGCGCCGTCAAACTGTGCTTTAACTCTGTAATACAGCATTTCTTTCCCCTCTCCGCGCTTATTTCACTGTAAAGCGCATGTACTCCGTCTCCGTGGTGTACGCGTCATAAAGCGCTGCGTGCTCTTCTTTAAAACCCTTTGTATCAAAGCGGCGCGTCTTATAGGGCTTGTATGTAACCTTGGTTGCCCCCGCCGTGACACTGTCCGCACCCGCCATGAGTAGCAGGATCTCGGCCTTTAATCCTTCGTTGATCGCGTCCAGTTCTTCCTTAAGCCGCGTGTTTTCGCGGTACTCTGTGCAAAGCTTTTCTAACTGTGTCATAGTGTCACCCCTCTCAGTGATCGTATTCCAGGATTGCCCCCGCGTCCCATGGGTTACACGGTTCACCGCTGAACCTGTCCACATAGCGGACGGGGATATAAAACGCCGTGTAGTATCCTGTTTCGGTGTTGCGTATGTTGTAGAACTCAAACGCGTTTAAAACGTTGTCGAAACTTTCACCCTCTGAACGCTCTTTGCTTACATGTATTTCCGGGTGCCACGGCGTGCCCGGTCTAAGGTTCACCGGGCACAGTACCACTTCTAGCCCCGCGTTATACACGGTGTGTGCCTTTGCTCTGCTAATACGGGTGTAAGTCTTGCCCCCGTCTGTATAGGTGTACCGTCTCATGCCGTTACCCCCTTCTCTTTTCGATCTCAAAAAAGCTTCTTTCCGGGCTATAGTACTGTTTCACCTCATACCCGCATTTTTCAAGGATTGTTACAATGGTGTTTACACCTACACCCCGTTCGTAGTACGGGATAGCCCAGTACCCCGCGCCATATCCTATGGCCTTTTCGTTGCTGATATTTTCATCACCCACAAGCGCCGCTTCTTTCACGTCGTACAGGATTTTAAGCGTTCCCGGGCAAGCGTTTAACGCATCCGCTATAGCAGCGCTTTCTTTATCGTACCCGCAACCCGTAGCCTTGCCCCGGTACGTGTCCCCGTTTACGATTAACTCCGTGTGCGGGTTTGCGCTCCACGTGCGGGACCTTTTCCAGGTAACCCACAGCGTAAAGCTTTCCGGCTTTTCAGCCGCTTCTATGGTGTCGATCTTTGCAAGTTCTGTTTCAAGACGTTTTGTAAACAACATTCGCATACGCTTTTCAGCGCGGGCAAGGTAGTACTCAAGACTAATTTTCCCGTTCTTATATTTCGTTCTCATACACCCCGTTGCCCACCATTCAGCGGAGTTTATAGATTTTTTAATTGCCCCGCCCGTGGTTACCGCAAGAATATCGTTCGCGTGCTTGTTTGCGATATGTTCGTACTCCGCGCGCACAGCTTTTCTAAGATTTTCGTATCTCATATGTTCACCTCTTTCCGTCCCCGCGCGGGGGACTGTTTTGCTTCGGTTCAGTTGTCAAGGTGCTGTGTTCCTCTGTCGTTGTGCCTTTATGATATCGCATAGCGGTTTACTTGTCAACGTTTTTTGATTACATTTAAATTTTATTTTTTAACTTGTTGCCTGTTTGTGTTTCTTCATTATAAGGGCGTGCAATTTTTCCAACCGCCGCCCCGTGCACCGTATGCACATAGCAGCGGATCCTGTAACAGCGCGTACCGGACACAGTAACAGCGGATCCGATAGCAACGCATACCGCCCTGGACAGGGTGCTGATCTGGAGCGGGACGTTGTAATAATTTTGTTTTCACCAATTTTGCGCAATAAAAATCCCCGGTTCACCTGCGCGGTGTTCCAGGGACACAAAGTCGAAAGTCGAAAGTCGAAAGTCGAAAGTCGAAAGTCGAAAGTCGAAAGTCGAAAGTCGAAAGTCGAAAGTCGAAAGTCGTTATTCTGTTTCTCCGTCCGAAAGTCGCTTCTGTTCTGCATTACCGATATAACGCTCTCGGATTTCCTCTGCGGAGTATTCGGAGTCGGAATTGAGGTTAGGGGTGACAACGTGTTCGGTCTGATCTCGGTAGTTGTAATTGTTCTTACCAAGGAAGATACCGGCGACCGGGTTAATTTTACCAGTATTCATGTAAGTTTCCCACAAATTTTCTAGTAAAAAGTACGTTTTTTTAATACAGTCAGTCACTTCTGCCGGTAGCGCGGCCTTATATCCCGTACTTCCGGTGGGTGCATCGTGCACTATTGCCCATAACTGATTCCTACTCATCCCATTAAGCGAAATGGCCATTCCTGCCACCGTGGGCTTCATATCTGCCTCAAGATAAAGCTGAATGTACTCCGAAAGTCGCTGCTGAACCTGTACCGGGTCTTTCATGTCGATAGCAGGCATGTTGAGAAGCGCAAGGTTGACACCAAGGAACTTGGCATTGTCCCCTGCGTTTAAGTTGTACCCGTTCATCCCGATCATCGGAGAGTTACCACCACGGGGTTTGCACTTCTTCTTTGCAGGGGCCTTCTTGGTTGTCTTTCTCTTACGCGCCTGCTGCATGTCGTAACACGTAAGAACAGTCTCCTTGCTCTCAACTGTCTCCTTGTCGGAAGCAGTCTCCTTGCTCAAAGTCGTACGTCTCTTCCGTACAGTCTCCTTTTTGTTCTCTTCCATGTAAAACTCCTTTCTTATTCTTCTTGTTACCTCGGAAGTAGGGTAAGTAGCAAAAAACAAGTTTTTTACATAACTTTTCTTAAATACGCGCGTTATAGAGAAAGTTATAGTAAAATCCTGTTTTTCACTACTTTTCACTACTCCGAAGTAGTAAATCGATAAATTCCCTGGGTCGATTTTGAGATTCCCTGGGTCGATTTTGAGATTCCCTGGGTCGATTTACCAAAAGAGAGTCGCTTTTGCTTCCTTCAAATTTTCCTTTGCCCGGAGAAGCGCCCCTGCTATTGATAAGCGATCGCACGCTCTTTCCGCACGGTTAATGAACCGAACGCTGAGATCGATTTTTGTAACCGCTGTACCAATGAGTTCCCCTGTCTCATACAACCCTGCGTTATCGTGAATCCGCTCAATGTCATTCAGAGCGTACTCAACGCTCTTGAGCGTGTCAGAGAACACACAGGGATGATTCTCACCGCTGCGCTTTGTAAGCGCCTGTAAGTCGCTCTGCGCGTCATAGAGGTACGATTCTGCTGTCTTAACCAATGCTTTATACGTCATAGTCTCTCAGTTCCTCCAGTACGGCCTTGAGGCACAGGATAGCGTCCTTCAAGCACCTGTCCAGTTTAACATTCTGCTCCTTGCTCATTTGTTTTGCACCTATTTCACCCATGTGCCACCTTGCACACCCTGCCTTGCAAAGCGCGCTGCGAACGTAGGTAAGTTCGTCATACGCGCCATACAGGGGGCTCTTGGAAAGCGCAAACCCGATATCGCAAATGCTGTCACTCGCCATATCAAGCATCACGGGCTTCCACCGCTCACCCACGGTGTACACTGGGGTGGGGTCTGCGTAGTCGCTCCAGACCAGGTCGCTCGGAAGCTTGGTTGCGTACAGTATCGCACAGGCTTCCCGCAGGCTATCCATTGCTTCTCCGAGATCGGTCGCAGCTGTGAAAGACTCATCGATTCTCACGCGACATCCTCCCATACACATACGTCTTCCCGTCTTTGTTCGTTAATCGAATTTCACGCGGTGTATAGTCCATAAGACGCGAAAACTCGCTACCCGTAATCTTAACATCGGAGTTCACCCATCCCTCATGTGCGACCTCACACCTGTGCGCGCTCTCTTCGGTGTGGTACATGGCTCCACAATACCCACACTCATACACAATCTTCATGCTTCCTCCTCTCCTGTGTAACCATCCGGTTAATAGTAATCGGGATCGTCCACCCTTTTGTACACAACTGTTTTCCCCTCCCCGTTCCTCAATCGAATTTCATTCGGAGAACCATACTGATCCATTGTTAAGTTCTCATCATCATATTCAACCGAGGCTTTTCTCCAACTCTTGTGCTGAGACTCACAACGGAGCGCCTCTTGCTTGATAGTGTAAAAGTACCCACAGCACCCGCATTTATACACAATCTCCATTAACTTCTCCTCGCTTGCCACAAATGGTAACTTGCCTTTTCCAACGCCTCAAGGTACTTACTCCTGTAATACCAAAGAACCGGGTCTCCAATGAAATTCTTGTAAAGATATTCGTTAGAGTGTCTCCATAATATATTAATCCTAATTTGACTGATTTTTACACTCGCGGAGCCGATGTTCCCACTTTTCAAACTTGTAAAAACATCGTCCATCATGAGTGGATACGGTGAACGCCACCCTCGCTCTTTCAATGCACGGTGATACACACTCGCATACGCAATGTAATCACGCGCCCGCACAAGTTCCCGTTTGTTCAAATTGCACACCATCCTTCCAAGAAATTCCTAGGTTGTTTTGCATAACCGCGCACGCTTGCACTCAGCATTATTTTGTATAGTTTCCACAATTTTGATTCTGCCTAGTGAAGTTGCACAAAACGCTTAAACATCGCTCCAGAAGTGTTGATTTATCAACCCTCTTATTTTTATGAGTCGTTTATGTATATCTAAAACAGCCTTTCTCGGTTTTCCCTCGCAGTGGGTAATCAGATAGTTCAGTAACCATAAGGCTTCTTTGAGTTCCTCGTTGCAGGCATTCAGGTAGTAGTCAAACTCAAGAGAGTCGCAATTCTCATCTTCCTCCGTTAAAACCTTAATAGCCGCTCGCAGGTGAATCTCGAGTGGTTCTACCCGTGCGAACCCCGGAGAGTCGGAAGGAAGACCCTTGCACAACTTCACACACCTCTCAAGCGATTTAACGGATCTTGCTACATCAGACCTCTTCAATCTGCTCATCGTCCCTCCACTTATCCCACAAAGACACCATGTCCCAAAGGTGACCCTCAACTCTTCTTCCGCAGACCAAGCACTCAATTACTCGAACGCCGGTTTCAGAATCAACGTTTTGTGTTATCCACCTGGCTGTTTCACATTTGGGACAGGGTTTTATTTTCCACACCTTGTTCATCAGAGAATATCCTGCCCGACCTCACAGGAAAGCCGGTTCGCAATACAACGCGCATGGTTGAACTGTGCCTTCACTCCACAAATTCTGTAAAAATACTCGACACCGCTGTTTTTCTCATCTACTTCCATGAGTTCCATTTGATACTTCCACAAGAGTTTCACCAACTCTCGCTTTTCCTGTTCTGTCATTCAATGCTCCTTTCTTCAACAAATTTTGAAAACCTTCTGTTTGCAACGGGCACACATAAGTGCAACCTTACCCCCGTCCTCTTTCTTGAAGACGAAAAGAGGGAAATCACAATGGCACCACATGTTTCCCATCCTATGACCGTTTTCACACGCAAGTGCTTCTCGCACAGTGTGGTACGATCTACCGCAAATCTCGCAGCAGTACAAAGGTTTAATCTTCATTGCACCTCCTATAAACTCTTTGCTCCCCATCATCCGCTCGAATGGTGACGCTGACAGGGAAACGACCACACTTTGAAACCGGGTGAAATTTGCAGTCGGCAATTATCAAGTTCTGTGCATGACTCTTCTCACACTCTATGGCAGACTCCCCGTCAACATAATCGGTGTGACACACCTCGCAGGTGTAAAGCACTTTCAATCTCATCAGACCCTCCTATAAACAATGTCCGAACAACCCGGGGCTTCCAGAACGATGGTGTACGGTAAACCGTCCATCGTTAGTCTGGAAGAAGCGTAGGTGACTCTTTTGATTCTGTAATCGCTTCTGTGTCCCTTCTCACACCGAATTGCTTCTTCCTCTACCTCGTGCATTGTTCCGCACACACCACAACGGTAATACACAACCTCTTCCATCAATTATCCCTCCAATAGAGAACGGTTTCGCCGTCCTCTCCTTTTACCTCAATGCTCCTCGGGTAACCATCGGGGCAGTCATCTTTACAAAAGTGCATCAGACTGACAATCGTAAGATTTGTTTTGTGATTTCTCTCACACTCCATCGCTTCCTCCTTAGTCGGATACTTGGCATAACAATACTCACAACTGTATGCAACGTGTTCTTTCAACTCACTCACCTCCCAATAGGTTGTCGAGCCATTCTGACCGTTCTGCAACAAGCAGATTTCCAAGAATGGCCTCCAACACATTCACAACAATGCTGTTCCCGGCTTGCTTGTAGAGTTGCGTGTCCGAGTTCACGGCTCGCGCTTTCTCGAAATCCTCGTCATCAAACCCCATGAGTCGCCAACACTCTTTGGGCGTCAATCTTCGTATTCTCGGCGCTCCTGCGTTGCCCGTCACAACCGCCTGCTGCTGAGAGCAAGTTAGTGTCTGCGCCACGCCCTTGCCCACGCGCCCTCTGCGGGTCTTGCTTTCCGGGTAAGAGAGGTTAATGCTGTCACCAATGGTGGCTTCCGCAAACCCTTTCTTGGTGGCTTCCGCAACCCGTACCACCGGCCTGTTGTCCAAAATCTGTGTCACTTGTCCTCCCCCTCCGAATGTTCTCAGTGTCGGTGATAATCCGGAAATGCTATAAACTCTAGCACTTTGGTCGAAATTGATATTCGACAATCTCCCCGCCAGTTCACACCGCATCACAACCTCTTTCCACAATGAAATTGCTGTAGGTACGCTGTCCTTCTTTCGTTGTTACGGTTTTCACAAACTCCGTACTCTCTCTTTCGATGGGTTCAAACCTATAACCAACACCGTTTTCTTTGCATCGATCGGAATGACTAACAAAACACTCCATGTATCCATCGGAGAGGAAATAGCGCTCATTTATCTCTTCCAGGGGTTCCAATACATCAACAAGACGCTTTTCCAGTTCAACGGGTTCCGGAAACGAAAACCCCTGTCCCAAATCCGCTCGAACACTCACGCAAAAGACTCTCTCTCTCTTCTGCGGTACACCATAGTCCGCTGCGGAAAGCACCTGCCACTCGTTCTTGTACCCCAACTCTTCTAACGTCCTGCACCAAGCCAGGAAATCGTTTTTGAACTTCTTCCCAACAAGGTTCTTGACGTTCTCCATGATGAGATACTTCGGTAACTCTCCGTCCTCTTTCGCTCTACGTAGTAACCGCTCCACCTCGTAGAGAAGACCGCTCCGTGTCACCCCCTGCACAACCCCCGCCTGCTTCCCGGCAAGCGATATGTCTTGGCACGGAAACCCATAAGTCCAGAGATCGGCATAGTCCAGTTTTTCAACCTTGGAAATGTCGCCGTAATTCCGTACCTCTCCGTAAATCGCCTCGTAGGACTTGATTGCAAAGCGGTCGATCTCGCTGATACCTACGACCTTGTGCGGTAACCCCATCCGTATGAGAGCCTTGCGGAAAGCACCGATTCCCGCAAACAACTCATTTACTGTCAGCATTATAGAACCCCTTTCAGTCTGAGTCCCCAATAGATGACGAACCCGCTCGAGGTGGATTTCCGATCAAACCACTCGGGGTGTCGTGCCAATTCTGAGTTGAACTTGCGTGCCGAGAGAACGTACTCACCCTCCGATTTCGCCCACATCTTGAAAGCAACGTAGAGGTCTCTCGACCGAATGTTCCCGCCGCCCTCTTCCTCCGGGGTTCTTTCACAGCGGTTCTCAAGGAATTGCAGCACTACGTCATTGTCACGCTCATAGTTGGCTACAACCCGTCTAAGGCCGTCACTCATGGTTAATCCGCGCTCTTTGTAGTGCTTATAGCCACGTATTAACCACATGAAGATCCCGCTCATACTCGACTGCTCGCACAACTCCTCTTTGAGGTGAGTGTCCTGCTCGTTCGGAGCAAAATGACGGTTGAACTCAACGACCCTAATTCTCTCGGAAGCAAATAGTGATTTATCTGTAACCATCGGTAAATCATTACAGGAAAGCCAGAGGGTGAACTGCGGTTTGAACGTGACAGCCGATTGATACAGCGCCCGTGCTGAAATCTCTTCACCGCCGGTAAGCTGTTTTATCTTCTCTTCGTCAAGTTTTCCGTACTCGTTGCTCTCTGCCATGGTAACGAACCGTCTACCCTTGAGTCCTGCCAATGTGGGGGACGCTGCTTCCGAGTCCTTCTGTCTGTCACCTCGGTAAATCATTCCGACCGGTGCAACGCTTGCATACCCACCGAGCATTGTCTCAATCGTGTTCAGCAGCGTGCTCTTGCCGTTTCTTGTCGTTTTACCGTGCAGAATGAACATGCACTCTTCGTTGCTCATTCCGAGCATTGAGTAACCAAGCGCCCTTTGAAGGAAATCAGCCTTTTCGGTATCGTTCTGCGTGACTTCCGCAATGAATGTCTCCCATCTATCGCACGCCACCTCTTTCGATACCGTGTGATTGAAGGCCGTCTGCATTGTAATGAAATCGTCCCACCGGTGTTCCCGGAAAGAGAAATCACGGAGATTGTATGTACCATTGAGGCAGTTGATGAGATATGGGTCTGAATCGAATTCAACAGCGGAGATTCTCAACTCACCTGTTGCGTCCTTGAGAATTCTGTCTCTCATCCGTCTGTCGCCCATCCTATTGACGAAACTCAAGTACGCCTTGCGAAGTTCCTCATCATCGATCTCACCGCAGTAGAGAATCATGAGTCGAACGAAATCCTTCATCTTCTCGGAGACAAGTATTGCACCCTCATCTTTGCGCCATGCCCCTTCGTGGTAGGTGTACCAACTGCGGTGTTCGGGACAATATCGTGCTTCCTCGGTGTAAACAAGTCCGAACAGGGTAGCCATGCCCATTTCAGACCACTCAAACCCGGAACTGAAATCATCCCGACTCTCGGGACGGTGCTGCTTAATGAGGTACATTTTTTCGGACAGCTTTTCGTCCATGATGACGCGGCCGCTCCGCGTCTCGAATAACTCCGGCATCACTTGTCCTCCCGTACATCCTTTATCAAGTCGATCAAGTCTGAAAGATAGTCCAGGGTCTCTGGAATCTCGTCTATATGCGCGTTGTTGCACGCGAAATCCCAGATAATCCTTGCTTTTTCACGAGAAAGACCGTGTCCGACCTCTTCTTGAATCAACTCGTAAGTGTCATTGAGAACTTTCCCGTGTTCGATATTTCTTTTCTCTATTAGACGGTTGATTTCTTCACGATACTTTTCGTTGTTGACCTCCACCTGTTCTCTGTTCCAGTTCACACTTTTGTTGGCATCGAAAACATGCCCATTCGGAACTTTTCGTATGTTTTGAGGTCTGCAACTCATTTCGTAAACTTTGTAGAACCCGTCCCTGATTTCTTCCCAACTTCTACTCATGGTGTTCACCTTCTGTACCTTGTTATGCTGTCACAGATTGTCCGTATCTCTCCCGTGTCCAACGGCGGTACACACGCGGTGCTGTTCACATACAGCAACTCTCTGTAAATCTGCCCCTTCGTGTAACCCGTGTTGTGAAGGTATCCTGCAAGAGAGGCCAGAGAAAGATTTCTTCCACCGCTGTGTATTTTCGGATAATCCGGTCTTATCGGGATTCTGTTGTTCACAACATCCTTAGACCATTTCGGTCTATATATTCGACAACATTTAATCGATTCCGAAGATTTATCCTTCTCTTTTTGCTCTGAAAAATATCGCTCAATCACATAATTTATAGCACTTTGATTGTCGATAATTTCACCGTTGAGAAGAACATCTCCTGTCATTATGAAGTAACGCGAGGCCTTGTAAATCTCAACCCCTGCGAGATTGTTCTTACCCTTGAACGGAAGGTCGCCCCGGAGCAGGATGTGAAACCCTCTCCCGCTCCTTGAGCGCTCCGTGTAACTTTGACATTTCGACACAATGTCGGCAGCAAGTGGTGTCATAAAACCGTCCTCATCAACCCCTGCATCAATGTCGATACCAACGTAACCATCACCTGCGAAAACGAAACCGCAGTAGTCGTAAAAGCCTTTGTTGTAGGACTCCAGAGCCGTCTCAAAGTCAGACCATGTATCAGGGTTCGTGGAAGAAGCAGCTTCTTTTTCCCACGCTTTCATGGGTACTTTGCTGTCTTCCCAAACACACACCCACCGTTTCAGACTTCTCAACTCTTCTGGAATCCGTTCATAAGAGACCACGGTACTTGGCGACCCGCTTCTCACACTCCCGTACCAATCCCCATATCACGTCTTGGTGAACCCCGCTCTTTTTGGAGACTTGGTAGACGTTGTCCGGAATGGTGTCGCCCTCTTTGTAGATTGTCAGAAGTTTCTTGCGCTCTGCCTTGGTGAAACTCTTGAGCGCCATGTGACAAGCAATCCAGTTGTGCTTCTCTACCTCAGAGTTATAGATTCTGTCCTCGTACCGGGCGTAGAACCGCAAACAATGAGAAACGAACTCAGAATAAAACGCTCGACTCATTTACCCCTCCTGCTGTTTACTCGGTGTACTCCTCGGTGTCGAAACTCCACAAATCTCCTGCCTCGGTGTAACCGTCCGAACGTTCAACGTTCTCCTCTTCCTCAAGCACCCGCTCTGCGAACTCAACGGGAACGCTTGTGATGACCCAATCCCCACCCGCGCGGTGAAGTGCGTTTACCATGCCGATATCATTAACCCTCAACCGTCTTTTGGTCTTTTTCATTCAACCCTCCTTTGTTCTCTCGAACTTCACACCACAGTACTCGTACACCATGTCCCTGTACTCCTGTAACGTGGTTTCTCCTTCGGAGAACGCTTGGTATTCGTCTATCAGCGCCTCCGCAAGTTTCGGTAACCGTGTTTTTGTTCCCCAATCGAACTTATCCCGCATGACTTTAATCGGGATGGACAGCAGAAGAAGCACTGCTGAATCAGTTGCTTCTTCCACCGCCTCTCTCTTAATGCGCTCAATGTCGCTACGCTTCATTGCTATAACAGGGTCACTGTCTGTGTTTCTCGTAGCCCTGCGTCTTTCAGCCCGGTTCATGAGCCAACCCCTCGTGAAGCAGGCCAGAATAGGGAAGGGTGTCAATCCACTCGCAGAATCTTCTCCACTCATTCAGCTTGTGTCCCCGGCGGTACTCAAGCATGTTGAGCAGGTTTTCATAGGTCATCGTGACTGTGCGTTTCTGATTGTAGGAAGAGGGCAAAAGCTGAACCATGGCTTTCCAGTAGACGGTGTCCTTCGTCTTGAGATACATCAACCGAAGCCCGTTCAAATTCATGATAAGTTCATCAAGAACCCCCATTGTGTTGAGTTCCAGAACCCCGTCCTCGGTGACAACCAGGTTGGACAAGTAATCGCTAGAGAAATCTTCCAACTCAAACTCCTTCTTGTGCAGCGTGTGCATGGTTGAACAAGAATTGGCTGTCGTTCCGACCTTGTAGGTGTCAAACTCCTTCCACCAATATAGGGGGGCTGTAATGTCCACCGAGACAAAAATCTGTCTCAAGAACTTGCGGTGCGGAGCGCCTGCTCGAATGAGCCTGGTCATTAAATCGAAGTCGTTCTTGCCAATCTCGTAAACCGAATCAATTAAACTGCTGTCCGATTTCTCCCAACTGTTGAGCGGGTTTCTCATACCACGAATGGCGTGCTTCCACCCCCACACCTCTACCTTTTCAAACTTAATCATGTCACACCCCCTCAACGTGAGAAGCCATCATGTCAGCCGTGTGCGTCCAGAGTACGTTAGGGTACTTGTGTACCGCCCGTGTATAGTATCTCCATTCCTCTTTGTCCGTGAAAGCGCCCATGTGATACCGAATGCACATAACCTCTTCCTCGGTGAGTCTCATGTACTGCGAAAGAATCTGCACCGATTTGTCGCCGTGCCCTGTGAGCAATGTGTCTGTGTTGTGTGTGTACATTCCCGTCTCCGGGTCAATTTTGTACTGATCGATTTTGCAAATGTCGTGAAACATTCCGACAAGTAAGGGTGAGTTCTTGTTCTCCCACTGTAAACCCATCGTGGCGGTGAATTTCCTCAAATAAAACGCCACCTTGCAACTGTGCTCAAACAGACCTCCCTCGTGATTACCGTGGTACTTAGTGCTCGCGGGGGCTGTAAGAAATCCCCTTGCCACGATATCGTCAATGGTGCTCTGAGGGACACAACCGTTAAGCACCCTTTCTAACTGCTGTTTGGTTGCGATCATTCCGTCTCCTCTCTGTGAATACTCCGATCTGCGCTGAACCCGTCCGGGTAGCGCTTTCTGAGTTTCTCAACGTTATTCTGCAAGACGTACTCAAGGGTATAACCCTGTGAAGCAGCGGTTGTTGCAAGATACCAGGCAACATCTCCCAACTCTTCAATCAGGTGGTCGGTGTCCAACCTGTGTCCCTGGAAAAGGTGCTTCTTCACAATGTCCGCGCACTCCCCGGCTTCACCGCAAAGACCCAAGACCCCGTTAATCAGTGCTCCGTTACACCCCACATAACGTCCTTCGGTTCGCAGTGCTTCCTGCTGATACTCATTGATTGTCATTCGTTCCTTCCTCCAACTCGATAAACTTCTTCAAGTACCAAACGGCCTTCTTGATATCCTCAAGTTCGTTCTTGTTTTTGTGTCGATAGAGGTACTTAAAGGCATTGCACACGCAGAAAGCAGCAACCGCTTCCACTCCCTGTGTCTCCAGCATTACCTCTATACACTCAAACTTGCCTGTCTCGTAATGAGACGGGTGATTCACGTTGTCGCTCATGGGTTGTCACCTCCTAGAAAGCAGGGGAAGGTGTTGCTCCTTCCCCGCCGTAAAATGGGTTATCCGAGCAGAGAATCAAGGTCTAAGCCACCTGCGGGCTGTGAAGGTGCAGTCTTTGACTTGGGTGCAGGGGCACTTTCCTTGCTTCCAAGAGTTCGTGCTCTATCACTCACTGTCTTGGACGGATCAAAACCATCAGCCGGATACAAATCCTTGAGATGAGCAAATGTGACGTTCTTCTTCGGGTCTTTATTGCTCGGAAGAACGGTGTGCTCAACCGTTGCGCCAACGTAGTGATCCACAAGTTCTACGGGGTCAACGTCCTCAAGACCGAAGTCATCCATTACGTTCTTTGCGAAATAGGAGAACGCGTTCAGAGCGCCCTCGTTGTAGTCACCATCTTTGTTGAGGATGCTGAAACGCTCAATGTGCGTAGCGCCCGCTGCGTTTACAAGCTTAATAGCGATTCGTCCGAAATCCTCATCGTAGGTTGCCTCGTAAACTCTGAAAATGTCCTCACCCTCCGGGATGATGGAAAACCCGTCTCTCATCGGAATTCTTCCCATGTCCTTGTCCTCCTTAGTTCTTGTTGAGAGCAGTCTTAATCAGCTCCCAGGCCTGTTCCTCGCTGAAACCAGCCTTCTGAAAACCGCTGTAAAGCATGTAAACACCCCTGCATGTTTCGTCAATCCCATCTTGGATCGATGATATCTCCGTCTTTACCCCAAGTTCCGCCGCCATTGCTTCCAAAAACTCAATGGCGTTCATCTCGTTGTCCTTGTTGTCCTTTTTACCCATGTTTCCCCTCCTTACTTAACCGTCAGACGGTAGGTTTCCGATGCCTTGAGGTATTTCTCAAGTAAACCGTCTGCTTTCAACGCGTCCTTGTCTACGCTTGTGGTCTCCGACCGAGCCACCGTCCAAGTATAGGTAGAACCCTTGACTTCCACCTTCTTGTCTCCTTCTCTGAACTGCCCCATTGCGTACTTCTTAAGCAACTCGTTGAGTTCCTTGTAGCGCTTCTCCTTCTCATTGGTAGAAGCAGCAATCTCATCCAACTCTGTCTTGAGCGTTTCTGCTTCCGCGATCAATTCCTTGATATCCGTGTCAGCCGCGAGAGAGTTTGTGCGGAGCGCTTTGAGGATTTCAGCGTCTTTCTTCTCATCGTACTCGGGAGAAATTCCCGTAGTGACGTAATCACTCCACCACTTTTCAACCGTTGCAACCTTCTCCGCGAAATCCGGGTATCGCTCCGAGACCTTGAAACTCACCGTGATTGTGTTGCTCACGTTCGGCTTAAACGCTTCCGGGTTGTCGTAGTCTGTCGGCGAAAGGAAAGAGGCCACCATGATTACGTCATCAACACCGTAGAGGTAGGCGTAGAGCGCCGCCTGCAATGCGTAGTATTCGGGAACATCGTTCTCCCAATCCTCGGCGCGCTTGGTGGTTTTCATCTCCAGAACGGCCTCAACATTGCCATCTTCACCTTTCATGAGGTAGTCCCACATACCGCCAAGGTGCTTATTTTCCTTGAAGAAATCACCCCACGTCTGACTGAAATAATCTTCTCCCCATACGTCAGACGGTCTGATAATCTCCATACCGTAGGACCGCTCCATATAAGCAGCCTGTTTCGGCTCAATGGTTTTACCGGCAACCGTGTAGATTGTGTCCTCAAACGGTTTCTCATAGGTCTTGGTGATTGCACACCACATTTCAAAATCGGTGCTCCAGGGATTCAGACCGAGGATTGTGGCGAACCTCGTGCCTGTGACCTTTTTGGTCTTTTTCGGAGGGGTAATCTTGATTCGATTACCCTCCAACCACTCAATGTTCTTCATCAACTCTCCTTTCCCATCACCACCGGTAAAATAAAGCACTTCTTTGAATCACCTTGTGTGATATAAAGCGGTTCTTTCGCGTTCGTCATAGACAGCACAACGGGCTTTTTCTTGTCAAACGCTTTCAGCGCGTTCAGAAGCAGTGCGGGATTGAGTCCGATTTTTCGTACACAATCTCGTTCGTCCCAATACTTGTCAATGTTCGGAAAAATACCGTGCTCAAGTTGTACAATCTCGCTCAACCCGCCTGCCGTGAATTCGCAAGTGTCGGAACTCGTGTCCACCGTGAAGGAAACGGTCGGGTAAGCCTTCGCATCCACTTTTTTAGGGACTCTGATATCAAACTCCGTTCCGTCCTCAATCTTTTCAATAATAGGTACGGTGACTCTCGCCGCTGTGTGAGGATTCACCAAACTCACCTCAAGGTCGTGTCCGTGAGCCACACAGTGTGCGTTCCGCAGGTGAACCATCTGCGCTTTCGTATCGATGAACGCTTTTGCGAACTCCACCAATACATTCAACGCCTCAGTCCGCATCGAGAACTTGATTTCAGCCATTGTTGCCCTCCAACATAGCCGTAATTCTCTGAATCAATGCTTCACAATCGGACTTGGAAATCACCGTAAAGCCCTGCGTCTGGAGTGCAATCTTCGCGATCATTTCCTCTTTACTCGAATCAGCGTCTTTCAAACGCTTAAGCGCTGCCTTGAGTCCTTTAATCTGCAAATCGCTCGCGTTGTCGCCCGGAGCCGTGAGGTTTTCCTTCACTTCCTGTCTCTGCTCCTGCGTAGCCGGTGCTTTCTTCTCGGCGGGCTTCGGCGCAGCGGGCTTTGCACCAATCCCTGCGTCCACGGAATCGCTCTCGCAGATATCAAGTGCAATCATGTAAAGGTAACGGCGCATGTAGGTGATAGACGAACCAAGCGCCTGCATCTCGTTCGTAACCGCGTTCCCGGAATTGCTCACGATCGGAGCAAGCTGATTGAACGGTGCAAAGAACACCGCCGTCTCTTCGGGGTTATCCGTGTTCACCATCGTCATTGTTGCGACCTCGGAATCAAACGTTACAATCGGGATAAGTCCGATTTCGCTGAAAATCCGGGTTGCGGTCGGAACAATGTCCTCAAGTTCAAAATACTTGAACTGTAGGTGCATGTTCTTTCCGCTCTTCTCAACGTTCGACTCCAAAAACTTGGTTCTCGCGGCGAGAAGCTTCTGATACACATTGACTCCCTTGGTGCTTGTTGCCATTCTCTTTGTCCTCCTGTTCTTTTCGGGTTTAATACCCTTGAAATCGTCAACGCGCTTTTTTGCCATTTCGATGTAGAAAGTTCTGTCCACGTCCTCAATGGAAAGTTCGTTGTCGTTGTCAATGATGCAGTGTTCGGGTAGAGAATCGATCTTTGCTTCCGAATCATCCTCTGCCTTAACCTTGTAAATCTTTCCGTACCGCTCATCTTTAGCGGCGTACACCCGGTTCACTTTCTGTACAGAATGCTTTTCGCCGTTGATTAGGTGATACGCTTCGCGGTACTTTGCTCCCGCCTTTGCGATAATCTGAAACTGGAAAAGATCGTCACAGGCGTTAATTGTGTCCTCCACGGGTGTGCCGTGCAGGAAGTATTCCTTGAGTGCCGTTGCCACAATCACGCACGAGTTGTTCACGTTGAACGCCCCGGCTGCTGCAATCCCTTTAACAAGATACCCGCCCTTGGCCTTGTGTAAACCACCGGCTTGTACCTCGATATAGTTGTTCACATCCTTCTGCGCAATCTTCACCACGGTGTCCTCTTCCAACTCAAACCCCGTGCGCTCCTGCCACTCTTTGCATATCTCTGACAGCTTTTCGTAATCAGCTTTATTACACTCAACCATGATGCCGTCCGTGTTAAGCTGTACAATCCGTAAATCGCTGATTGTCTGATAGCAATGCTCGGCAAGTTCCAGTAGGTAAAGCTGCCCGGAAATACATACCGAGCGCCCCATGAGCGGGTCATAAAGGTCGTTGTACTTATTCAGCAGACAACCGTACGTTGTATTACAGACCAACTTGAGGGCGTTTGCGGTGTGCTTATCCCCGGAGGCCTTGGCTTTCATACGGCGGTCGAGAACGTCTGCGTAGGTCTGCGGAGAAGGAATATTACGGCTTGTGTAGCCGTTGATTGTACAGAGGTGTGGGTAATAGCTTCCAACGTCCTCGTTCCAAATACCGCGCGACTCGCTCTCTTCCCAGAAGAAGTTAGGAATAGCACCGTGAATACCACCGAACCCCAACGTGACCGGGCAGTCCCCAATCATGAGTTTCAACTTGGTCTTGAAAATCTCTTCGTCCGAAATCGACTTGTCGTATAAACGGTCGAAGAACTCAAAAACATCTTCAGGGACATACTCTCTTCGCAGATTGCTCGGATAGACGTACTCTCGTTCGTCATTATGGTCTTTCTTTGTGGCCTTGAGCATTGCTGCCGTTAGCTTGGCGTTCGTCATACCGAGAGCCTTAACCTCATCAATTCCCGCCATTCGTCCAAGGTTTATTTTGTTCTGTAGATAGTCCTTGCGAATGTCAATCAGCTTTTCAGCCGTATCAACATCGTGCTTACAGTAGAACTCTGTCTCCGCTCTTTCGGCAGCGGTGAGCGGTCGATCAATGTCAAAGGGAACACTTGATTCTTTGATTGACATTCCGAGGTGTCCTTCAATCGCCTTAAGCGATAACCCCTGTTGGGTGTCGTCCCTTATATCAACATTCGGGAACTTGAGGTAGATTCCTTCCAGTTGAGGGCATTGCCAACCCTGCCCACCGCCGATGATAAAATCGTTCACCCGTTTGATTTCCTCCGGGGTGAAATCAGCGTAAATGGCCTTAACAATGAATTGATCGTAGTGCTTGCTGTTGAATCCAACGTAGATGCAGGAATCGTCCAGAGCCATGCGCAGTGCTTCATTGTCGTTCCAGATACAGGTGTATTGCCCGGTCTCTTTATCCTTGAGTGTCACAAGCCAATCGTGGGCAAACACCTCGCAGTCATAAGAAACGATTCTCATTGTTTGTCCTCCACGAAATAACACTCGTTCTTGCGATACACCGTACAGCGTTTCTTATACAGCTTTTCAAGGTACACAATTCTGTCAACGAAATCGTAGGCAATCGGCTCTGCCTTACCCTCATGCGTTCTTGCGATTCTTCCCACACTCTGCGTAATCACCGTGAAATCCTTCTGCGGTGTCGTAAGGTACAGGCGCTCAAGCCGTGGTACGTCCAGACCTTCCTTGGCAAGAGAATAGGTTGCAAAGAGGTACTTCTTCTTACCGCTTCTCATATCTTCCAGGGCTTGCTCTCGCTCTTGCTTCCCCTTCTTGCTTGTCATCTTCCCGCTAATCATTACAGCGTCTTTACGCATGTCAGCCGGAAGCATGTTCATGAGCGTTTCAAGGTGAGCCAGTCTGTCTGAAAGAATTAGAGAGGGTTTCTGCTCGATACAATCAATGATGGTCTGATTGCGTTCCTTGTTCTCGGTGAGATAGGTAATCAGTTTTGCGTAGTTGAGCGTACCGTCCGTGTTAAGGGCTTCTCTACTCATTTGCGTACCTGTTCCCACCGGGTAGATACCAACCTTCATAATTTTGTCCGACACAGCCGAGAGCGGAACAACATACTCTAGGTCTCCGATAAGGGAGAATGTAGCCTTAATCATTCCGTCTGCTCTATGAAGTGTTGCCGACAAACCGTACTTGTGCCGAGCCGAAAGGCCGTTGAGCACTTTCTGATATCGTGTAACCGCCGTGGGGCTTCCGCTAACCCTGTGCACCTCGTCCACAATTACGCAGTCCCAATAATCCCTGTATTGTGTCAAATCGAGGTTGCTCATGGTCTGTACTGTTGCGAAAGTGATCCCAGTACCCAGGTTGACCTTACCTTCTGTGATTGTCCCCATGAGTTCTTCGCTCATGTACAACTTCGCTCGCTCTCGGCTCTGTTTCACCAAATCCAAAGTGTGACAAAGCCACAGTGTGCGCCGTCCTACCATCGTGGCAAGCGCCAGTCCCATTTGCGTTTTACCGCTTCCTGCTGCGCTTTGAAGAATCCCGGAGCGAGAGAGAACCATAGATTCAACCGCTATCTCTTGGTAGTCATAGAGCGGTACGGTTGCGTTGAAATCAACCACGGCCGGGTCTTTGTTGAAATCGTCAATGACCTCGGACTCAAGTAAGAAATCAATAGGGATTCTACGAAACACTCCGAATGGGAGAATCCAATCTGTACCCCTCACCTCGTACAAAGAGAGGGTTTTCGGTGTATTACCGAGCCAGAAACCCATCCTTGCGCGTTGAGAATACTCCGGGTTGTCAATTTCCAGATATTCCTTGCACCACTCCTTCATTTCCTTCGTGGGGTTCTCAACAGTGATGACATTAGCAACTCGTATCACCATCGTTCCAACCACTCCGTTAACGATTCACCCCACTGTTGAATGTCATCCATGTTGAGTGTGTGTGTCTCCGGGAACTCTGTTGTGAGAAGATTGCTATCAATCATGTATATCCCGTGTATTGTTTTGAGAGCGAACCATCCCCAATGTTCCCCCCTCTCTCTCCACATCTGCATTGCAAAGCGCTGATTCTCCTCAATTCTGGAAAGAGGGAATTTGTCGTGGCTACAAACCTTGCAATCAATCAGATATGCCTGTCCGTTTCTCACCGCAATCACATCGGCGGGTTGCCCGGCTGCGTTCTGTGCCAAGTTGTGACACCAAAACCCGTGAGTGTAGAGGATTTCGCAGAACTCCTTCTCAAACTGATTTCCGAGTTTTTTAGAGGTAACCATACTTTGAAAGCACCTCCTCCAACTCTTCCCACACCTTGACGGTGTCACAGAGCATCGATCTCGCCATGTCGCAAACGTAATCTGCGTATATGTCCTTGATTGTCATCGACAACTCTTCCATTTGCCGGTTGTAGTAATCGGCACACTCTGAACCCAGGTACTTGTCGATGAGATTCTCGAAATCTCTAGGACAAGAAACCGTCTCAACCATTCCGTTTTTCAGTCGCATACGCTTTCACCTCCGCTTCGTATTTCTCCATGCTCTTCAACACCGCGCGGGTGTATTCCGTAGAGGTGATACCGCTCTCGTTGGCTTTTCTAGCCCCGTAATCGCCGAGGTCGTAGGCCAGTAGCGCGTCTCCGTAGTCCTCATACGAACCCAGAAGGGAACTCATAATCTTGACTCCGCAGAAAACGTTCTGATAGGGATTCAGCATATCTGCGTTCCCGAACTGTGCCGACAACCGGGTGTGATTCACACTACCAATCTGCATGAGTCCGTAATCTCCGGAGAGACTTACTTTTTCGGCATCAAACCCGCTGCCCTGCTCAATCATTGCCAGTACTAACGCTACAGGTACACCTTCGTCCGCGCAGATTTCGTAAATGTATCTCTGCAATCCCTCCGAGAGGGGGACGTTGAAATAGTGTACTTTCGCCGTTGTAGGCATCGTATTGGTTGAGTAGGTAGGTACTTCCACCGTCTCATGTATCACCTCGGTCTTTGTCGGAGCAGTGATTCGCCCGAACACAAATCCACCGATCACCAAGCTTGCGAGAACTGCGTAGGCTTCAACCTTCACGATTTTGTTACGGTTGATTCGCTTTTTTCCTCTACATTCCGTAGCCATTTTTGATAACCCTCCTCGTTCTCGGGATTTTTGTAGAACTCGGTTACAAGGCTTGCTAACGACCACGCAAGGTCGTTCGTCTGCTCATCCGACAACTTCATGCCTTCTCCCGCTCGTTGAGGATCTCTTCGCACGCCTCAAGAATCTTCTTCGCCTTCGGATAGGTGTAAACACCCGTCAAAATGCTAGACATCATCGGCGGTTGTATTTCATAACCACGCTTGCGCAACTCCCGTATCATCTCCACCTGTGTCATTCCGAGACGATTCATCTTGTCCAAAACAGTCATTTTTCCCTCCTTTCTTTTCCAAATAGCGGATTTCTGTTGCGCCAAAACAGATTCAGTGTTATTATTCTTATTACCAATCTAAGCACAATACCCTTAATTTTTCTGAATTGTTTCCGCAATTCGGAGCGGCTTCCTTTGGCTCAAACCTCTTTACCAGAGCCGACAACCACATTCTAATTCTTATTTTTAGATTCGTCAAGTGTTTTTAGATCTGTTTTTCAGAAATTTTTAGAAAGGAGACATTGTGACATTTGCAGACAACTTAAAACGAATTTGTAAGAACCGAAACACCACGCCCACTGCCTTGTGTAAGGAGTTGGGACTAAGCACATCAAAGGTTAGTGCTTGGTATAACGGGTCTCTACCAAAACAGGACGTAATGTTATTACTTGCTCGTAAACTAAATTGCTCAGTAATGGATTTCTTTGCAGACGATGATACGGACGAAGTTAGACCATCCAATGATGACGAACGTGATATACTAGGGATTTACAGAAATTTGCCCAGACGTGATAAACATGAATTTATGTCAACGATATATAATTTTGATAAACGAAAGGTGCACGCATAAAAGCCGTAATCTATGCTCGGTATTCGAGCCACAATCAGCGAGAGGAATCAATAGAGGGACAACTAAGAGAATGTTATGATTTTGCTGCTAAGAACGATTTCTCCGTTGTGCATGAGTACATCGACCGCGCCATATCAGGTAAGACCGACAACCGACCGAGTTTTCAACAACTCATCAAAGACAGTGAGCGGGGACATTTTGACGCGGTAATCATGTACACACTTGATAGATTTGCAAGGAATCGGTATGACAGCGCAATCTACAAAGCCAGGCTTAAACGCAATGGTGTGAAAATCTACTACGCGAAACAGCCTATGCCGGACACCCCGGAAGGAATCATTCTCGAATCAGTGTTAGAAGGGTATGCGGAGTACTACAGCGAGAACCTAGCAAGAAACATTCGCCGTGGACTCAAAGAGAACGCAATGCACGGATTGGTGGTAGGTGGTATGTCATTGGGTTATCGTGTAAATGAACAGAAACGATATGAGATAGACCCCGTTGGCGCAAAGGCCGTGCGGGCTATTTTCACCATGTATGCGGAGGGTAAGACAAAAGCTGAGATTGTTAAATGGTTGAATGATAATGGATTTAAAACGGTCAGAGGAAGTGAGTTCAACAAAAACAGTTTGCCCAGAATTTTGAGAAATGAAAAATACATAGGTGTTTACAGAGTTGATGATGTTGTTCTAACGGATGTAATACCGCCCATTATCGACAAAGACCTGTTCGACAAAGTACAAGCGCTAATAAAACACACGTTCTTGTCGAGAGGTAAATTTAAAGCGACCGAGGATTACCTGCTTACGACTAAGGTGTTCTGCGGTCACTGTGGTGAACCGCTGATTGGTGAAAGCGGTCGATCAAAAACAGGAGCGATACACCATTACTACAAATGTGCAGGGCGTAAGCGTAAAAAGAACTGCAACAAAAAGACAGAGCGAAAGGAGTGGTTAGAGCAAACCGTTGTCCGGTTCACTGTGCAGCACGTTCTAACGGATGAGAACATCGATCTGATTTCTACCAGGGCAATGGCACTTATCGAGAAGGAACTTCTGGACACCTCTCTTCTCACAGGCTTGCGAGAGCGCCTTAAAGACACAAATAAGCGCTTAAACAACCTAATGGGTGCAATAGAGCAAGGAATCATTACACCCACCACCAAAGAGCGCCTAGAGGCTCTGGAGGCAGAACGCAGGGACTTGGAGGGACAGATAGGACAAGAGGAAATGAAAAAGCCCTTTCTCACGAAAGAGCGAATACAGTATTGGCTTGAATCGTTCAGAAAGGGTGATATCAAAAACGTTGAGTATCAGCGGCGAATCATTGACACATTGGTGAACTCGGTCTACGTCTACGATAATTCCCCGGACGGAACTAAAATCGTAATCACGTTCAACCTTTCCGGGGCAAACACCATAACGCTTAAAAGTTCGGATATAGAACACTTGACTCCATCACCAAAAAGAGTGCACATCTACGCCGGAAACGGTGCGGATGTGCACTTTCTCTTTGCTTTATGATAGCCAAAAAGGTACTGTGACAGTGCAAAAAGGTACCGTAGCAGAGTACTCATGCAACACGAAATAGAGGGCGTGATTGCGTCCCCTTTTCACTTGCAGATTTCGTACCATCTGCTGTTCCTCCACGCACGGTAAGCGACCCGTCCGAGCAACCCCGCGACTATAGCGATTACGATAATAACTTCAATGTTCATCTGTTTTTTAGAATGAAAGTGTGATATTCTTATTAAAGAGGAGGGGGGGGTCGCCCCCCCCCCCC